CTACGATTTAAAACGTGAGGAAGGAAAGCCATATAAAGTAGCCATTATTGCTTGTGCTAATAAGCTTTTACACTGGATTTATGCGATTTTAAAAACGAAAACACCATTCCAAGAAACTATTTAGTAACAGCATTTTCAAATAAAACAAAAACCTTCCACACTGAACGAGGAGGGTTATTTGTCTTGCGCATTTTTAGTATAACATGAAGTGTTTTTCGATTAAAAATGTTTTTCTTGACATTCTATTAGCTGGTTTAGTTCAAGAAGAACCATATCAATTTAAATAGCTCAGATTTTGGCAAAATTAAATTGATTCAAATGATACCCACTTTTTAGTAATCTCTGAAAATTTCTTAGTCGCGAGTGAGGTTGGTTTTCTTATAGCTAATCCAATAGTTCGATAGCTATCACTTTCAAGTGGAATGACTGTAAAAGAAATTTTTGATTTCGGTATAATCATTTCTGGCAATATACTAATTCCTAGATTATTCTCCACCATGGAGATCACCGAGTATTCATTCATATTTTCGAATCGAATATTGGGGCTAACTTTATTCTCCCTAAATATTTTTTGAATATCATCATAACACTGATAAGTTGGCATAATAAAAGGTACATTTTCTATTTGTTGCATTGATACTTGGTTTTCCTTACATAATGGGGATTGGTTAGATACAACACATAAAAGTCGATCCCTCTTCAATTGTACGATTTCAAAGGATTTTTCAAATGATTCAAAGTAAGTATCATTATTAATAAATCCACAATCTAATCTCCCGTTCTGTAACCAATTCTCAACCTCAGCATAGTTTCCTTCCAGTAATTCGATTTCAATATTTGGAAACTTTTCCTCCATTTTTTTAAGAATACCAGGAATCCAGTTTTTAGAAATACTCGAAAAAACCCCTACTCTTACTATTCCTTTTTGGAACCCATTGATAGCGGCTACTTCCTGCTTCAGCATGTTGTTATAGTATAAAATTTTCCGAACGGTAATTAAAAGCTCCTCTGCATTCTTGGTCAATGTTAAAGTAGAGTGATTGCGAATAAATAAAGGAAAGGAAAACTCTTTTTCCAAACTGCTAATTGCATGGCTTACAGCAGATTGGGTGAAACCTAACATTTCTGCAGCTTTTGTAAAACTATTGAGTTCTGCCACTTTGTTAAATATTTCATATTTTGTTAAAGTCACTATGGTCCTCCTTATGAATTTTATTCATGTTTCCATTATATTTCTTCGTTTTATTTAATGCCATAACAAACTTATAATAAGTGCATGCTATATTATATGACCCTTGACAAGGGATGTATTTTTCATGGAAGGATGAAGTGAAATGCAAAAAATTTTAGTTACAGGTGCTGCAGGTAAGATTGGCCAAGATGTTACAAGGTTCCTAGATAAGCAAGGGAATTACCAGTTACGACTAGCAGATATTAACTTATCTGCTTTAGATACTTTTAAAGATACAAATCATGAAATCATATATTTAGATGTTTCTGATTTAGCTGCTTGTCAAGAATTTACGAAAGGTATAGATATAGTTATACACTTGGCAGGTAATCCTTCACCAAATGCTGATTTTTATGGCTCCTTATTAGAAAATCATATAAAGGGAACCTATAATATTTTTAGAGCTGCTAGTGATAATAATGTATCCAAAGTGATAGTTGCTTCAAGTGCTCAAACAATTGAAGGCTATCCTTTGGATTATCAACCACATGCTTATTCACCCACGAGACCCAAAAATATGTACGGGGTAAGTAAGTGTTTTGCAGAGGCTGTTGCTTCTTATTTTGCTTATGAAGAAGGGTTACAAAGTCTTGCTATTCGTATAGGTGCATATGATGATTATAATCCATATGGTAAACCACTAACAGCTAGAGATATGAGTGCATACTTAAGCCCAGAAGATTTTATGGACCTTCTCTTAAAGTCGATGACGGCAAAGAACTTACCTCCATTTTCAATTTTACATGGTGTATCTAACAACAGGTTTAAACGAATTGATATTGAAGGAACAAGAAAGTTAGTTGGTTATAGCCCAAGTTCCGATGCTTTTGAACTAAGTGGTATTAAGTTCTTTGATTCTTGATAAAGGCATATCTAGAAAAGAGATTATATTATTGTTATTTAGCTTTTATTTGTTCCATTTTCAATAGCTACAGTTTCTATAATCAATAAATATTCCAATTTCCCCAGATAAAGCACCCTATTCTTCTGTCTCATTTGTGGTGCAACTCTATTGTCACCACTAGTTCCACAGATGTTCTTTTCCTTTTCAACATAATAAACACCCCTTTAGACAATCATATCTAAAGGGGTAAAACCAAGCCCTGTTCTGCTAAAACACCCGTTAGCCATCCATGAAGCACAAAAATCAGCACTTCACCACAGAAAATGAAAGATGATTAAGTTCTTTCATGGGAGTTTAATTGTAATTATTCACAAACTAATATCTTTTAGTTCTTATTAATTCCTAGAAAAGAAATCTATTGTTCTTCTTCATATTTTTCAAAAACCAAATCATTTGCTTTAATCTGACCATATGACCCACTACTTTTAGGAATAGCAGCAACAAATCTCCAGCCTTCTTTACTATACTTATCGATTAATTCCCTATGACTATTCATTGTAAATAAACCAGCAACCTTTGCTTCTACATACATATATTTATACATTTTTATCCACCTCATATATTATGTGATTTTGCAAAATCAATAATGTTAATAAATAGTTATACGAACCTAAATAGTAAAAGTTTCTAACTGATTCTTCAACTAACCTGCACCGTTAGTTGAAGTACATTTCTTCACAATCTTCACATCGATTTTTAAATATCCAATGAAAATCACTTCTAAGAAAAACTAAAGAGATGATTTTTATCAACCTTTTTACAAAGCTACAATAAGTGGTGTCATGTTAAGGTGTATCGGGCGCTGGTTTTTCAACCAATGCACGCGTGAAATTTGTATGCCATTTGTCAGCGACTGTCTCATCTTCTAATTCAGCGGTGATGGCTTCGTAGTAAAATTGGCCATTGGCATCCGAAACAGCTGAGAAAGTTAGTTCTAACATGGCTAATTCTTCTTGGGATGCATCAATGTTGATGGTAAAGCCACCTGCATTAGAGGCTTTCGGAAAAGCAATTAATTTCGTTAGATCCTCAAATTCATCCATAACGTCAGCTGTAAATACAAAATCTTTACCTATTGAATGAGAACCGTAGCTATAAATTCCAGGTTTCAAATCAGTATTTGTTAATCCAAAATAATCACGCAAAACTTTGACCGGTACGTGGGCACTTACCGTTACATTTAATTTTGTTGTGACTGTTTTCTCACCGATTGTTGCACGACCACATTTTTTTGATAAAACAACCGTTTCTGGTTCAGATGCAATTGTACCCACACAACCAAATTTTGTACCTGGTTCATGTTGATCCCCTTTGATGAATTGGATAGATGCGTTTTGAATGTTCCACGCATCGAATTGTTCAATAACTTGTGCTGGCATTATAAGCCCTCCTCTATTAATTCTTGTAGCGCTTCGTCTAACTCTGCTAAAATTTTCGGCGCTGATTTTTGTAAAGATCGGTCACTAAAATGTTGAGCCCACGGATTAGAAGGGCCCCGCCCCTCATCCGGGAATACGAGATAACCGAAGCTTCCTTTTTTGTTAGCTGCTCCGCCTTTTGACTTTACAACAAATTCTAAATTGGCCATTTCGCTTGTGGACCACTTACTTTCTTTCGCATGTTTTTTAGTACTAACACGTGAAACTGGCAAAAGATTGGTCATTTCTCTTGTTGCTATTTCAATACCACGTGTATGTAACACGCGATTAATCTCTTTTTCTGCACGATTTGGTAGCATCCTAATTTTTTCTTCCAGTGACATGATGTCATTAAATTCGACTTGTGCTCTCATAGTTTCGTGCACCCAGTAACGATTTTACGACGATATAAGAAGATAATTCGATCAACGGTCTGTATCTTTCCGTCGTAAACGTTGCTTCTGCGTACGTTCAAGCGTCATCGTTAATACATCAGATAATGCGGTAATAATATCAATTGTTCGTTCATCCAAATCGTCTCGATTTTCTGAGTAATAGTAAATCACGACATCCTGACTGATTGTTTTAAGATCATCATTTTTAATCATATCGCCCGTTTCATAGACAAAGAAATGGTAGTCATTCTTCTTAAACTGCGCTTCCTCATCTTCTGCAAGATTATCTTCAAAAATTGATAAATTAAATGTTTGTAAAGCTGCTAACATTCCCTCAATCTGTTGATTCATTTTCTGTTTTGTCTTGCTCATGCGTACCCACCTCCTGCAAGTAAAAATAGAGATACATTTTTTCACGGTCGTGATCTACTTTGATAACATCGTATTCTGTACCATCCTTAATCACTTTCAATTTACTCTTATTCAATCTTTGTAATTGTGGCGGATAATGTGTACGAATCTTTAAATCTAATACAGCACTCAAAACTTTGGCCATTTCATAATCTGCCTCACGACATGACATTTCTTGATAAGCAAGTCGCCCCATCGGTACATATTTTTCACCAATACGCTTCCCTTTTGGAGATCGTTCTGTTTCCTTTGTACCGTACTGGATAAAGCCATCATTTAGCACATCACGGATTTTCTTGTTGGCCATCAGCACCCCTCATTTCCAAAGCTACGTGTAAGATAAGGCGTTTGAGTTCATCTGCAAAGTTCTTCTCAAATTCATCTACTGCATTATTGTAAACATAGCGACAACGTTCCAATAGTAGTTCCGTTTCCCATGCCTCTAATTCAAAAGAAAAAGCCTTACTCGTCAATTTCTTGAAGTAAGACTTTGCTCTATTGATGATTCGATCTAATTCAGCATCTTCGTCATCCCAGGTAATACGTAACCGATGTTTTAATTCTTCAAGTAATTCAGGCATGGTTATTCACCACTTTTTAGTGCACTTTCAGCCTTAATAGCTTCGTCCTTACCTTTTACCTTATCACCGTTAGAAAGCTCATAATAGCCTCCTCCTGTATGCTTAGGATGCTCTAAAACAAGCTCCTCCGACTCTTCCTGTTCATCAATTGCTACCTCTGCAAGATAGATTTTATTGTATTTCGGATGAACACCTGTTAAAAAAAAGACACGTTCTGCTTTGGCTACGAAACCTTCAGTTGGGTACGTGTCTCCTGCATTGTACATATGGCCATTGTGTTGCAGTTCTTTAAATGGATTCACTACTTTTGCTGTCATCATATGTTTCCCCTCCTTACGGTGTATCCGGTGTTTGTGTCGCACCAGCCGATGCATTATTAATCGCTGTTTTTGTAATATCAAATACTGTAAACGCTTCGTTATCTAGTGGTTGTCCGTTTATTAATTGGCGAGTTAAATAAAGACGTTGGTCTTGAATCATTCGCACATGATCCGATGTTTCTAACGTTGCTTTTCCTGCGCCCATCCAGTAGTCTTTTGGTTTACCTGAAACCATTTTGTTTAGTGGTACTGCTGAACATTTAATGATTTCAAGCTCTGGCACTGGGAAATTGCCAAAAGTCCAAACACCATCCTCACGTTGTTTAGCACTATACGCAAATAATTTAGAGTAGTAGTCAAATGGGTTAATAATTAAAACAACATCTTGCGCATCACGTTGTCCATTTTTTGTTGAAGGTGCTAGAATTTTTGTACCAATCTCATGTGGTGTAAATGACACTAATTCCACTGTCGCTTTTTTAGGATATACGCCACCAACTACCGCACCATCCAAATTTCGCATCATACCAATCGGTTGTTTGTTCCCTGTGCCGTTGACGATTACTTTTTCTAATTCTGCTGATACAACTTCTGCCATGATTGCTCGCACATATCGATCTAACCATTCAGGGCCAAGCTCAAACATTGCTTTACATACAACCAAGAAGCCTGATAATTTGTATGCTTTTGCTTCAATTGTTTTGAAACCTCTATCCATCATTTCTTGAATTTCGTCGCATACATCGCCCCAATAGGCTGTTGTAGCACCTTCTTTACGTACAACCCATTGTGTAGTAGCACCAAGTTGCGTAAAGTTTACGAGTGATAACAATGGATGATCCAGGGCTAAATCTTCAAATATACGATCATATACTGTCGGAGGCATAAGCGCTAATACCTCGTCGAAAGATTCCACTTCAATCGCTTGTGAATAAAATTTCTTTTCTTCATTTGTTAATTGGCGTACTCCGCGAGTTGCCAAGACTGTCGCATCCCATTGTTGCTCATTTGCACGTTTTGCTTCACGGATGGTTGTGTTCATTACATCCTGATAATGAGTAAAATTCTCTTCATATTGCTGTACAATACGTGCCGCAACTTCGGCTGCATCGCCATTTTCAAAAGCAGCTTTCAACCCATCGATTTGCGCTTGTTTGTCAATGCCTTGTGGCTCTTTATCTAAATTTTTTATACCTGTCATGTAAATGACCTCCTATTTTTAAATAAAATAAAAACGCCTACTCAGTTGAGTTGCGTTGGAATTTGTTTAAAACATTATTTGGTTGTTGTATAGGCTCCTGCTTAAAACGAGCAAGTACATTATTTTTATATGCTTCTGCATTCGCTTTGTCCGCTTCTTCATCTTTTGTGTCCTCTGTTGCAGTAGCAAAACCAATCGCCACCGCTTCGTCTGCCGTAAACCATGTTTCATTTATCACAAATTGCTTCATCTCATCTCGTGTGATTTGCGCTTTGGTCATATAAATATCTAAAAGTGATTCGTCTAGTTTTACCATCATATCAATAGTCTTTTGCATTTCTGTTTTAGAACCGACAGCAATTGTCCATGCCTCGTGTACCATTATCATAGCACCCATATTCATGATTAATTCATCTGCGGCCATAGCCATAATAGATGCAGCTGAACAAGCCCAACCATCAACAATGATTTTCACCTTAGCTTGATGGTCCTTCAATCGGTTGTAAATAGCGATTCCATCAAAAGCATCGCCACCAGGTGAATTTAAGCGTACTGAAATATTGCTTGTTTTGACTTGTTTTAGTGCTCGATCAATATCGTTAGCCGATGTGGAATCATACCACCAGCTTTCACCGATGTCACCATAAATAGTTAAAACTGTTTCATCGTTATCCTCGTCCACTTCGACAGTGAAGTTTTTCGGAATTTCTGGCACTAGGTCCTCATACTGCGAATTTTTGAAACGTCTTCGTCTTTTATTTGCTTGAACTGTCAATTTTCCTCACCTCCTTTCAATGCCTCTTCTGCATCTTGATAGTTCTTTGTAACATGACGCTTATTCGCTATTTCATCATCGACTATTTCATGGCCCAGCTCGCTTAAAATATCATTAATTGTATAAACACCAATCGCAAACATTTTATCGAAAGCAGTTGCCAACTGTACGATGTCTGTGATTTTTATTTTCGATGTGTCTATCTTTACATAAGTACGATTTAGATAGTCTTCTTTGGAGTAAGCCTTACGATTAAATTCGTCCTCCATCATCTCCGCAGGCGGATTCAAGGCAAACATAATAAAATTGTCGGTCTGTTTATCGATGTCAGCGAGATCGCCTTTCAACAAGCCACGAGGGACGTGAAATGCCATTGCTACATAATTAAAAATGTCATCTATAAGATTACTAATGTCTCGACTGTCAATGCTTAATCCCACTTTAGCGTCTGACATATCTTCAAGCTCAAAGCCTTCTTGTAATTGGAAAGCAACGCTTTTCTTATCTGGATCAAACCAATTTTTTAATTGTGTTTCAAACATATCGTCAATTGCTTCTTGTGTTTTATCGTCTTGCGGTCTTAAAAAGTCACCCTTCACTAATACACGCTTATTATTTTTAAACTTGTAGTAACTCTTAGCTGCCTCTATCATTCTGCCATGAGATTCATACAAATCATTTAAGACAGATAGAATTTTTGTATCAGTCAATTTCAAACGAATGACTTCGGATTCATTAAACATCTTGTTCATCGCTAAATTTCCGATTTGGATGCCTGAATATTTATTCTCCTGGAATGCGAACTCTTCAACATTAAAGCTGTCCGCTATATAGAAGTTATCATTCTGCATGACGATTAAACATTCACCTTCATAGATAAATTTTCGAATAGCCTTATGAAAGAATGCAGTCGCATTTTGGTTTTGATTCGGCTGCACGTTTAACGCGTAGTACATGTTTCCACGATGAGCCTTTCCCTCTTTAAATCCTGCCCACCTTTCTGTGTATATATTTATGCACGCATGTAAAGGGTGCAATTATTACAAGATAAATCGAAAAATGTTTTCTCCCATGAACCCTTCCCGTTGAAAGAATCCCTTAAAATAGGCGAAAGTTTTTGACCGGGGGGTGTCCTACTTGACGTACTGTAAATGCTTGTCAGCAAAGCCGACGATGTAATGGATCTCATCAGCCGTAATACGTAGCAACTCACTAGTGAAGATGAGCTTGTTATCTATAGCCAACTGCTCACGAACTTTCTCAATCCTCATGTGCTTACACTTACGTGTGTTAACACAGTCACGGATTTGTTTGTAACGATAATAAGCGTATCGAGTGAAAGCATTCAGCATATCGCGCTCATACCATTCGTGTTGTGGCCTAACAACCACTGCATCTATAAAATCTGTGTCATATGTCCATGTACCATCAGTAAGTTGCATGTTACCACCTCTCATCTTGGTAAAACTTATTCTTTCGCGTGACTTCAAGCCGGTCATGTACATTGTTATGACAATTAATACATAGGCATTGTAAGTTACTTAGAGTCAATGACAGATGTGGATGCGTCTTCACTTCTTTCATGTGGTGAACATTTTCAGCTTTGTGATAACGTCCTGCTACTTTACATATTTGGCACTCAAAGTTGTCACGCTTCAATGCTTCTTTACGTAGAGACATCCACTCTTTTGATTTGTAAAACTTCATCATTATTAATATGTTTGATTAGTTCTTGTTTGCGTTCATCTTTATTCATTCCACCTGTTCACCCCTCCACAATTAATAGTTAAATGCATAATAAAAAGCCACACCCATTGGATGTGACTTGATATCTATATTTTATTCAGGTGTGAAGTCTCGATGGTTTCACCGTTGTTACAAATAAGAAGTTTAGCTTTAAACTCTATACTTGTTGAGAGTTTCTGCAACATACTTAATTCATTAGCCAACTTTTCTATTTCAACCAATCCCTCACTTTGTAATT